GTTGAACGGGGTGCGCTTTTGCAGGCGATCTCTAATATGCCCACCCTCACCCCGCCGAACGAGCCGCTGACATGGAATGAGCTGGGCAATATGGTGGAAAAGCCTGTATATATCGTCGAGCTGGAAGATGGGGAAAGTTGCTGGGTGTTAGTGCATACCGTTGACGATATTAAGGCTTTGTTTGTGTCGGCGTTTGACCAGTACGATTACGGGAATAGAGAACTATACGGCCAAACATGGCTTGCCTACCGCCGCCTGCCGGAGGTATCGCCATGAGACGCCAATACACCCGCCAGGAGCTAGAATCCATCACCCAGGAGACCGCAATCTACATTGAGGGGGCAGGCATAGCTCAGCTCCAATGGGGCGGGTTGGAGATTGCAGAGGGGTGCAGGGATGGATACCTCTACTGCAAGCACATCAAGCCGTTTAGCCTAGATCTGTACGGCCAATACTGGACGGCCTTTGATGGGCCGCCGGAGGAGGAGGAAAATCAAAAATGAAAATCCCGGCGGAATTTGAGGACATTTTCCGGGGTGTAGAGTTGACGGAGAGAGAGGCCCTGTTCCTGAGCTGGATAACCAGCTGGGACGATTATACAATCCAGAACATGAGGACCGTGTTGGAGAAAGTTCGGAGCACCCTCTCCACGCTCCAGGCCGAAAACAAGGAGCTACGGGCCGAGCTGGAGCAGGTGAAGCGGGCTCTCGCTATGATGTGGTTTGCGTATGTCAACAGTGACAAGGAAACCCCGCATAGCTACGAAACCGATGCGTTGGAAGAGGCAGAGAGCATCTTGGGGCCCTGGGCAGAGTGTATGCCGAAGTATCTAAAGCGCGGCCCGGAGGAGGGGTGAGCATGGAGAGACTGACATACTGGTGTGACAATGGGCATGGTGGTGGAAAATGGTTTGTAGCTATCGATGCCGAAGGAAGAGAAGATTACGGTCCGCACGTTGACCGCCTCGCAGCCTACGAGGACACTGGTCTGGAGCCGGAGGACCTAAAGCGGGCAGTTAATGAGGATGCTGTTTTAAAGCTGGCCGGACAAGCCCTTGGTATAACACCTGACCGCCTCCGCGAACTGGCCCAGGCGGACAGCATGATAGGCCAAACTGTATATGAGCCAAACAATCGGGGATTTATCTCTACTTACAAGGTTATATCTATACACATATCAGGGTGCTCAGTTCTTGTCGGATGGGAATTGCTGGACGGAATTTATTCAAATTTGAATGGGTTTGAAATCTCTGCTCTCGGCAAAACCGTTTTTTTGACCCGCGAAGAAGCCGAGGCCGCTGTGGAGTGGATGGCGCTTGGCCTGCTTGCCCTGTGGAAGCTCAAGGGGTGGAATCGAAAGATGGAAGAGTTATACGAAGACATGAAGAAACAGTGGGAGGCGGAGGAATGAAGGAGTACATCACAAAGGCGAAAGTCATTGAAGCGATTGAGAAAGCTATTGCTCCAGAAATTACTACAATAGGAGACTATGAAACTATTGGGGTATTCACAAGAGAATCCATTGAACAGATTGTATCCAACCTCCCCGCCGCCGACGTTGCGGAGGTGAGGCACGGGAGATGGATTCGACAGCCAAGTGAAATTAGTGGTTTAGACGTTGAATTTTGTTCTGAATGTGGGCAAGGCATGAACGAAAGGAATCAGTTCTGGAACGCAAAATACTGCCCCCACTGCGGCGCTCGCATGGACGAGGAGGACGAGCATGAGGCTAGTTGATGCGGATAATGCACGAGAGTGCTTTGGTGGTGATGGGGTGACTGGAGCCGTCATGCAGCGGATGTTTGATAGCCTGCCCACCATCGACGCCGTGCCTGTGGTCAGGTGCCGGGAGTGCAAGTTTTACCGAGAGTTCCGTACAAAACGGCACAACCAGCTCATGCGACTGTGCTACCGGATGGGCAAGCACGATATGGAGTACCCGGTCAAGCCGGATGATTTCTGCTCCTACGGCCAGCGAAAGGAGGACAACCTGGACGAAGCCATCGAAAAGTACCTGAAAATCAAGGAGGGGGGACAACATGGACAAGCCTAGAATTTGCGAGGTGCTGGGGGTTGAACCAGAAGAAAAGTTTGAAATTAGAGGGAACACGTTAGGGCGATTTCGTATCAATAAATATGGGACATTCCAGATTGAAATATCAAATGACTGCTGGGGATTCTCCACTGTGGAATGTCTTAACAATCTCATAAATCATCCAGAAAACATCGCCCGCAAGCCCCGCTGGACGGAGCAGGAGGTGGAGAGGGCGAAGGCTATCAAAGTGCTATATCCAGTTGTTAAAACATTGGCATACGTTGATATAGTGGGACAGACATTTTACATGTATGATGACGAAGACAACTATAAGGGCAGTCTTGATAACCTTGATGAAACGTTTCCTACGCTGAGGAGCATAAGGCGGGCCACATTGGACGAGATCATCGGAGGTGCCCAATGACCAGAGAAGTACTTTTCAAAGCCAAGCAGCTGGATAATGGAGAGGTGCTATATGCGGACACATGGGTATAAAGGAACAGATGTATATCGCCTGTGGGGGCAGATTGTAACAAGATGTGAAAACCCAAACGCCAAAAGTTACAGATGGTATGGGGCGCGTGGGATTACTATGGATGATACATGGAGAAGCGATCCAAAATCTTTTTGCGACTGGGCGATTGCGCATGGTTATAAAGCAGGGTTAGAGATAGACAGAATTGACGTGGACGGGAATTATACGCCCAATAACTGCCAGTTTGTTACGCATAAAGAAAACTGCGCCCCTAATAAGCGAAGGTTGAGGGCAACAAATAAAACAGGAGAACGGAATATTTGCTTCTCGAAACATGGGAAATTTGAGGCCTATGCTTACATAAATGGAAAGCAAAAATATATCGGTGCTTATCGTACTCTTGCAGACGCAGTAAAGGCAAGGGATATTGCGGAGGGCTCCATCCACGACGGGGAGGGCGGACAGCGTGAGGAGGGATAGCCCTTGAACGAGTTCCGGGAGAGATTGAAGAAGTTGAGGGAGAAGGAAGGGACACAGCCCTGTGTTCTGGCGGAGTTATGTGGCATCAGCAAGAACTCAATTTTGAGATATGAGCGGGATGGAGTGATTCCTGAAATAGTATCTGTTGTAAAAATAGCAGACCATTTCAATGTATCTGTGGATTACTTGCTAGGAAGAACAGACGATCCAAAAGCAATGTAACTTTTCATTATTTCACAGAAAAAGTTGCTGTGATTCCCTCGTGAGGGAATCGGAGAGCATGGTATATGCGAAAATGGGAGTGTGGGAGCGTGTGCCCCTGCGCTCCCATTCCCCTTCCTCCTTCACACGGATGGGGTGGCGTCGGTGCATCTGCCGCCACCCCCTCTGTGTGCAATATGCCGCCGGTCGAACACCACCCCACTATTCGGGGCATGAGGGGTCGCACCCCTCTGGCGGCGAATGACGGTGGAAAGACACTACACCAGATTGCCGGAGCGTCTAGGCGCTGGGAAGAGTAAGACGCGAGCCGCCTGTCATGGGGGCGGAGCTAAAAAAGCGGTGGCAGCTATGACCTGCCCCGGTGTGCCGACACATAGAAAGCGGCTGCGCCCGGCGGAGCGTGTAGAGACGGAATCCGCCACATATGCCGAGTGCTTGAGCAGAAGCGGAAGCGGCGGCCATGGACAACGCCGTGGACGTGTGGCGGCTCAATGCCGCCTCTCGGCTCCAAACGCAGATGGAAAGCAAAAGAGGCACTGCGCGATTAAATTAAATGCCAATGGGCGGCTGGACAACCTACTGTCCGCCATATGCCGCTCCTCGCCGCTTGAGGCGGGCGGTGGCACCAGATGTATGGCACCACAGGTTAAAAGCAGACGGGCCTTCCTTGTGCGCTGTGCGAAAGCGGCAAGGCGAAGAAAATTATTGTTGGCTGACCCCGGCTCTATAAAGATGAACGGTTCCGACTGACGACACCAGCGGAGGGGTTGAGATGTACCGTGATTATCAAGGCTGTTCCTATGGATGGAGTATGTGAGGTGAGGATGGAAAGGTGTGGCAACGTAGACCGACCAGCGGTGTCTAAGCGTCAGTAGCAGAAACGGAAATAGGTTGCTGATTGTAATACAGCCTTGATGATTGTGATGTGATCCCGCATAGCGGGTTACATACAGGCCCGCGGCAAGCCTGACCAAACCCGCAGCATACCCCGCAAGGGGTATCTATGCCCCCGAAAAGCGCACGAGCTGGAGAGGGCAAAAAAGCCGCCCCAGGAGGGGCGGCAGGATTAGCTCAGAATTTCTTTCAGCTTGTCCAAATTCCAGGCATTGGGGCTGACCTTGCCGCTCTCCCAGCGGGATATCACGGCCTGGTTAACGTCCATCGCATCCGCAAGCTGGGCTTGAGTCAAGCCTTTGGCCTTTCTGGCGGCGGCAATATCAAACTCGACAGACGCAAGGGGGCGCTTGCCTTTACCGGCAAAATAGCCTAACTGCCAAGCCCCCTGCATTTCAAGGGGCTGGAACTTTTCAGACCCTCCCTCCACGGGCGGGTCAATGCTGGTGATCTCGCAAAGCGCCTCAGCAACCTGCCGGTCGAGATCCCTCTTTAGGAGGCCAAGCCTGTGAGCATCAGAAATGACTCTGGCGAGTGCTGTATACGGGCGCTGAGCGGCAAGGGTGAAATCCCCTCCGATCTCCTGCGGATATGCCGCCGCGTTGAGCCGACCGAACACCCAGCCGAACACGTATGCTTCTCTGTTTGTCATCAGCAGCCGACCTCCTTGAAATAACGGTATTCCATTTCGTCATAAACGTTGACCTTGATCTCAACCTTGCTGTCAGGATACTGAGAGGCATAACGAGCGGCACAATCCTCAGCGCCCTTCTTGTCGTCCATATAAGCACCCATCATCCAGCCGTCTTTGGAAACACAGTATTCATAATGCTTCATGATTTTACCTCCTATGTTGTTCTCTTTACTTTTTATGACTCAATTATATCATAAAATATGATATTGTCAATACATATTAAAAAAATATTTGCCGCCCCGCAGTTGCAGGAGACGGGGGTGGCCCAATGAAAGGAAACGCATGGCGGGATATTCCCCCGCCGCCTCTCAAACAAAAGATCAGGGCTAGGCCGACGGGCCGAAAAGGGAGGTGCCACCTTACTCCCCTGCCCTGAGTCAACATAAAGGTGGGAAATAAAATAGAAAGGGTGGTATCTACATGAACGACTTGATGATTTTTAAGAACCCTGAGTTTGGGGAGATTCGTACTGTGGAATTGGCCGGGGAGCCGTGGCTGGTGGGAAAGGATGTAGCCGAGGCGCTTGGGTACAGCAATCCGCGGGATGCGCTCGATCGACACGTGGATAACGAGGATAAAGCTGCCGTCGGGATTCACGACGGCAGCCAGTCCAGAAACATGACCATCATCAATGAGAGTGGCCTGTACTCCCTGGTGTTGTCCAGCAAGCTGCCTGGGGCAAAGAAGTTCAAGCGCTGGGTGACGAGTGAGGTATTACCCAGCATTCGCAAGCACGGAGCTTACATGACCTCGGACACGATCGACAAGATGATAAACTCTCCGGAGTTTGGCATCAAACTGCTTACTGCGCTGAGAGACGAGCAGGATAAGAGAAAGGCACTGGAGACTGAGCTGGATAGGAGCAAGGAGTGGTACTCCATTAAGCGTGTAGCAAATCTGAACGGAGTATCACACAAGAAGTTTGACTGGAGGAAACTAAAGAGCGAAAGCTCAAATATGGGTTATGAAGTAAGAAAGATTTTCGACGCCAATTATGGCGAAGTCAATACTTATCACATGAGAGTGTGGGAAAAAGTATATCCAAACATGGAACTATAATCAACCCACACGGGCGTATCGCTTAACAGGCTGTGACGGCTGGCCGTATCCGAGCCAGAGCTCGACAGTAGGCGGCGATGGTGTACTTTCTTTACGGGCCAATATATTAACCCCGTAGGGGTTATATATATGGCCCTAAAGGGAGTGGGCGTTTGACATGATTTTGACTCTACTTAGGCGAGAGGTGGTGAGCCCGTTGTGGCAAAAGGCAAATATCAGCGGTGGCTGGAGCCGGACGGGCTCCTGCTGCTGGAGGGCTGGGCCCGGGATGGGCTGACAGACGAGCAGCTTGCCGAAAAAATGGGAATAAACTCCGCAACCTTGTACGACTGGAAGAATAAGCATCCCGAGATTTCCGAGGCCCTAAAAAAGGGCAAGGAGATCGTGGATATCCAGGTGGAAAACGCGCTCCTGAAACGGGCCTTGGGCTATGAGTACATGGAGGAGCGGGTGGAGATCAGCGAAAAGGACGGCCGGAAGGTCATCCAGACGACAAAGACTGTGCCACCGGACACCACAGCACAGATTTTCTGGCTAAAGAACCGACGGCCGGATAAGTGGCGTGATAAGCCGGAAGGACAGACGGAGGCTGCGACGCAAACTATAGAGGCGTATCTGCGAGAGCAGGGGAACAAGGACGGCGGCAATTATGAGTACTGAGAGAGGGCGGAGGCATGAGTAAGGTAAACCTACGCAATGCGGGCTATTATATCCAGCACTATCTCATGATCCGCACCAAGTCCGGGCGGCTAGTACCTCTGCAATTTAACCCACCGCAGCAAAAACTGTATAGGGCCATAGCGGCGCAGGCAAAAGCCGGGAGGCCGATCCGCATTATCATTCTCAAGGCTCGGCAAATGGGATTTTCTACTGTTACGGGCGGCCTCATCTTCCACCGGACAGCCACGCGGGAGCTAGTGGAAAGCCTGGTGGTGGCCCACCAAGAGGATGCAACGGCAAACCTGTTTGCCATGTATCGACTCTTTTACGAGGAGCTGCCCAGGCCGATACAGCCCCTCAAAAAGGCAAGTAACGCCCAGGAGCTAGTGCTGGAGAACCCCACCACAAACCCCGACCGAAAGAAGCGTGAACCGGGCCTGCGAAGCCGAATACGGTGCGCCACGGCAGGCGGCAGGGGCGTTGGACGGTCATTTACAGTCCGCAACGTCCACCTGTCCGAGTTCGCCTTCTGGCCGGGCCGAAAACTAATCACTTATGCAGGCATTATGCAGTCCGTTCCGGATCAGCCGGACACAATGGTCGTGATAGAGAGCACGGCCAACGGTTACGACGAGTTCAAAGACCTTTGGGATGATGCCGTGGATGCGTGGGGCAGGGGTGAGCGGGACGGATTTATGCCCATCTTCTTCGCCTGGTGGGAGATGCCGGAGTACCGGCGGCCTGTGCCGGCCGATTTCCAGCCAACGGAGGAGGAGGAGGCAATCAAGGCGACTTACCACCTGGACGACGAGCAACTCGTCTGGAGGCGCTGGTGCATCCGAAACAACTGCGGCGGTGACCTGGATTTGTTCCGGCAGGAGTACCCGGCCAGCCCCGACGAGGCGTTTGTGGCGAGCGGGCGCTGCATCTTCGACCAGGCCGCACTCATTCTGCGACGGCAGCAGGTGCGGGACCTGGAACGGAGCGTGGGACGGTTCGTCTATGACTACGACGGAAGTACCATCAACAACATTCGGTGGGTCGACGCCTGGGACGGAGAGATCATCATCTACCAGGAGCCGGAGGACGGTCACCCCTATGTTATTGGCGCGGACACCGCTGGGGAGGGCTCCGACTTCTTCGTGGGCCAGGTACTAGACAATGCCACGGGGAGGCAGGTTGCCGTTCTGCGGCAGGAGAGCGGCGAGGGCGAGTTCGTGCGGCAGCTCTATTGCCTGGGCAGGTACTACCATGATGCTCTGCTGGGGGTGGAGGCCAACTTTTCCACGTTCCCCAATACGGAGCTGGAGCGGCTGGGCTACCGTAACCTGTACGTCCGGGAGACCCTGGACAACTATACCAACAAGCCACGGCAGTCCTTCGGCTTCCGCACGGATCGCATTTCCCGGCCGCTCATCATCAGCGAGCTGGTGGAGTTGGCCGCGCAACGGCTGGAGCTCATTCAGGATCACGAGACACTGGGCGAGATGCTGACCTTTGTCCGGAACGAGGCCGGGAGAGCCGAGGCCCAGGAGGGGAAGCACGACGACTGCGTTATGGCCCTGGCGATTGCCCACCACATCCGCCCGCAGCAGAGATACACCGTGGAGGCCGCCAAGGAGGCGGGCGGCGCGGTGTGGGACGACTCCATGTGGGAGGACTACAACAACGCAAGCCCGGAGGAGCGGGAATACCTGATTAAGAAGTGGGGGGAACCCAAGCAATGAAAAAGAGAGACAAAGACCGGCTGCGGCTTTGGCAGGACAGGCTCAGGAGGGCCAACGCGGCGTATGAGCCGGAACTGTCCAAAATGGACGGGCGGGAGGAGCTCTACCAGGGCTGCAACCGCATCCGGCCCATCGTTTGCACCGCCCGCAAGAGGGAGACCCCCCACGTGCGCAACCTGTGCGCCGAGCTGGTGGAGAGCCAGGTGGACAGCAACATCCCCCAGCCCAAGGTCACACCCCGGCGCAGAGAGGACGAGTGGCGGGCCAAGCTCATCGAGGATATGCTGCGCAACGAGCTTGACCGGCTACCTTTTGAGCAGATGAACGACATTATGGAGCGCACCGTGCCCATCCAGGGCGGCGGGGCCTTTTTGGTGGAGTGGGACAACAGCAAGGCGGGCAGCGCCACCGTGGGAGAGCTGGCCGTCTCCACCCTCCACCCAAAGCAGATCATCCCCCAGGACGGGGTTTACACCGGCGTGGAGGACATGGACTACATCATTCTCAAAATCCCCCAGACCAAGGGGTATATCAGGCGCACCTACGGCGTGGACGTGTCTGAGGAGGCAGAGGAGGAACCCGATGTCAAGGGCAGCGGCGGCGAGGGCACGGCCGACGACATGGTGACCCAGTATGTGGCCTACTACCGCAACCCGGACGGGGGCATCGGGCTCTTTTCCTGGGTGAACGACACGGCGCTGGAGGACTTGGAGGACTACCAGGCCAGGCGGCTGCGCCGGTGCGCCCGGTGCGGAGCGGTGGAACCCCTGGAGGCCGAACCAGTGGAGACCCCGGCGGACAAGGGGCTGCTCCCCGGCATGACCCCCGACGGGGCGGGCGCGGGGATGCCCGGAGCGCCCACCGGGCGGAGGGGCAAGCGGAAGGTATGCCCCTATTGCGGCGGCGACAAGTGGGAGGAGGCCAAGGAGGAGTACGAGGAGGTCTACGTCCCCATACCCCGCAGCGACGGCACCGAGATTCCCGGGGCGCGGCCGGTGGAGGTTGTCACTGATACAGTGGACGAGCTGGGCCTGCCCGTGGTGGCGGTGGTGCAGGAACCGACCCGGATTCCCTTCTACAAGCCGGACATCTACCCGGTCATCCTCCAAAAGAATGTGAGCGTGTACGGCAGGTTCCTGGGGGACAGCGACCTGGACAAAATCGCCGACCAGCAGAACACCACCAACCGCATCGAGGCCAAGATCATCGACAAGCTCACCAAGTCGGGCAGCTACATCAGCCTCCCCAACGACGCCAAGATTCGCTACGACGAGGAGGACATGAAGAAGATCTATCTCTCCAGCCCGGCGGACAAGTCGTATCTGGATGTGTACGACCTCCAGGGGGACATCGAGCAGGATATGGCCTATCTGGCGCAGATCTATGAGGAGGCCCGGCAGATCATCGGCATTACCGACTCCTTCCAGGGCCGCAAGGATTCCACCGCCACCAGCGGGACGGCGAAAGAGTTCTCCGCCGCCCAGGCCGCCGGACGGTTGGAATCCAAACGGGTCATGAAGGACGCGGCCTACGCGGTGCTCTTTGAGGCCATGTTCAAATTCAAATTGGCCTATGCCGACGAGCCGCGGCCTGTGGTCTCCCACGACATCGAGGGCAGGGCCGAGTACCGGCAGTTCAACCGCTACGACTTCCTGGAGCAGGACGAGACGGGGGAGTGGCGGTGGATTGATGATTTCCTCTTTTCCTGCGACACATCCGCCCCCCTTGCCAACAACCGGGAGGCCATGTGGCAGGAGACGCGGATGAACCTCCAGACCGGGGCGTTCGGCGACCCGACCAACCTCAAGACCCTGATCCTTTTTTGGACGAAGATGGAGCTGCTGCACTATCCGGGCGCGGGCGACACCAAGACCTATCTGGAGCAGGAGTACCAACAGCAGCAGGCCATGATGCAGCAGCAAATGGCAATGCAGCAACAGCAGATGCAGATGCAGGCGGTACAGGACACCGTATCCAGGGCGCGGGAGGAGGCGGCCAGGGATGCGCAGCCCATAGGCCCGCGGGCGGCCACAAGGGCCGCCCCTACGATGTCAGTAGGACAGGGACAGCCCGGCCCCTAAATGGGCCCCCCGCGCGAGCCCAGAGAAAAGCGCGGAGCGCCCGGGAGCAGGGCAACAGCGAGACCCGCAGGCGAAAAAGCAGTTGCACCGCAGGTGCAAGGTGTTTTTCGCGGAGGGACGAGCAGTTGCCCGTCGCGGAGGGCGCGCAGCGTGACAAAAGCGGGGCGTGTGGGGAACATAGTTTGCGACGACGAGCGCACGCCAACAGCGCAGAAATGGCAAATCCAGAGGAAAGGAGGCGCGCAGTATGGCGAACGGATACATCGGCAAGGTCAGCCACAGCGGTGTGCAGAAGGTCACCGCCCCCAACCCCGCCACGGGAAAGAAGGGGAACGGCACAGTCAAGAAGGGCAACGACCTGAGAACGGGCAAGTAATAGGGTGAAAGGAGAACACACACATGGAAATCAACTACGGCGCGGTGTTTGATGTAGAGGTGCCGGAGACTACCACAGGCGCAGAAGAGACGGAGGCCGCCGAACCGTCGGAAAATGACACCACTACAGCCGCCGCACAAGGCGCAGAAGAGCAGGAGGCCGCCGCCCCTGCCGTAGAGGAAACGGAAGAGTCCGAACAGCCTCAGACGGAGGCGCCGGAGCAGGAACCCAAAACCGACCGCGACGCACAGTTTGCCGCAGCCCGCCGCAAGGCGGAGGCGGAGCGGGACGCCGCCATTGCCCAGGCCAAAGAGGACGCGCAGAAGCAGGTGGATGAGTTTTTCAAGAACTCGGGGCTGATGAACCCGTACACCGGGCAGCCCATCACCACCAGAGCGGAGTATGAGGCATACCGGGAGCGATTCGAGGCCGACCAGAAGGCCAAGCTCATGGAGAAGGCGGGCATTACCCAGGAGGAGTTCCAGGCGTTTGTCCAGGGCCTCCCGGAGGTGCGGGCGGCCCGGCAGGCCAAAGCCGAGGCGGAGGCCGCCGCAAGGCAGGCCAGAGAGCAGGAGGCAAAGGCAAGGGTGGACGAGCAGCTCCGGCAGATTCAGGCCATCGACCCCACGGTCAAGGAGCTGGGTGATCTGGCGAAGCTGGACACTTATCCCAAGCTGTACGACATGGTCAAGCGGGGCTACTCCATCCTGGACGCCTACCGTCTGGCGAACTATGACACGCTGACCCAGCGGGCCGCGGAGGCCAGCCGGAAGGCGGCCATCAACTCCGTGCAGAGTAAGCAGCACCTGAAAGCCACCGAGAGCCGCGGCGGCGGGGCGATCCCCGTGCCCGACAGCGTCCTTGAGGAGTACCGGGCCCTGAACCCCGGCGCGACCAAAGAGGAGATCCAGAAGCACTATCAAAGCTACATGAAGAACAGCCGAAAGGAGCAATAAAATGGCATTTCTCATTCAGCAGGTAGACGGGGGCAGAATCCCCGGCATCGAGTACCTGCCCGCAGGAGCCATCACCCCTAAAGTGGGTATGGCCCTGACACAGACAGGGGGCAATCTGGCGGTGGCCAGCGGCACCACTACCCCCACCTACATCAGCATGGTAGAGAAGGAAACGGCCTGCACCGCGGGAGACATCATCCCCGTGCTGCGGGTGCTGCCCGATATGATGTTTGAGACCACCTTCCAGGCCGCCGCATCGGCCATCAAGCTGGGCGACAAGGTGACGCTGCACACCGACGGCCTACAGGTCACCGCCACCAAGACGAACGGCGTGGCCGAGGTGGTTGGAATGGACGGCACCGCCGCATCCGACCGGGTGCGCGTCCGGTTCCCCGCCGTGGTGAACATCACGCAGAGCGGCGGTTAACAGAAGGGAGAGAAGATATATGGCTGGTATTACGTTTACCGAAGGCTCCGGCCTCCAGGACAGCATTTTTGGTAAGTCCCAGGCCCCGATCCGCATGTTCCTGGAGAAGCGGGGCGAGGCGTTCGAACAGCAGAGCATGCTCAAGGAGCTGTTCAATATGGAGAGCTCCAACAAGTGGGCCGAGAAGATGGGCACCATGACCGCCATGGAGGGCTTCCAGCCCGTGGGCGAGAACGGAACCTATCCCCTGGACAGCATGCAGGAGGGCTTCGACAAGACCCTGGAGCACATGACCTGGAAGGACTCCTTCTCCATGTCCCAGGAGATTGTGGAGGACGCAAAGCTGATGGATCTGCGCAAGCGGCCCGCCCAGTTTATCGCCGGGTATTACCGCACCCGGGAGAAGTTCGGCGCTGCCCTGTACGGCGCGGCCATCACGGGCAAGACCTCCGTCAGCTTCCACGGCCGCACCTTTGACGCCAAGGGCGCGGACGGCAAGGCCCTGTTCGACAAGGCCCACCCCTCCGCCCTGGAGCGCAACAAGGGCACCCAGTCCAACCAGTTTGCGGACGCCTTCTCCAACGACGCCCTCGGCGCTATGGAGACGGCCATGCAGGACTTCCGGGGGGACAACGGCGAGATCCTGGATGTGGCCCCCGACACCATCCTGATCCCCAACAACTACAAACTCAAGAAGGACGTGTTCGCCGCCATCGGCGCGGACAAGGACCCCACCACCTCCAACAACGGCTTTAACTACCAGTACGGCCGGTGGTCGGTGATCATCTGGCCCTACCTCAACCAGTTCATTACCGCCGATACGTCCCCCTGGGTGCTGCTGGACAGCCGGTACAACGAGCAGTACGGTGGTGCCATGTGGTTTGACCGCGTGCAGCTCAACGTGCGCAGCGAGATTGACCCCGGCAACGACGCCAACGTGTGGAAGGGCCGCGCCCGGTTCACCGCGGGCTTCAACGATTGGCGCTTCGCCGCGGTGGGCGGCGTAAGCGGCGGCACTCAGCTTATCAGCGGCTGACAGCACAAAGGCCGGGCGGCGGGTTTGCCGCCGCCCGGTTTTCAGATAGGAGGGATAGCATGACCGTAGCTCAGGTGATACAGGCGGTGGACGCAGTCAAGCCGAACGCCTTTTCCAACGAGGAAAAGACCCGGTGGCTCAATGAGGTGGAGGGGATGGTGCAGACGGAGGTTCTTCTGTTTGCCAGCGAGGAGGTCATCACCTACTCCTACGAGCAGGACAAGGACGTGGAACTCCTGGCACAGCCGCCCCACGACAAGCTCTATCCGGCCTATCTGGAGGCCCGTGTGGACTACGCCAACGGGGAGTATGAAAAGTACCAGAATACGATGCAGATGTTCAACGCCTTTTTCGGCGAGTTTATCCGGTGGTTCGCCCTGACCTACAGCCCGGCGGACACCCACGGGGAGGTCTACTATGGAGTGTAACGAACAGGGAAAGCGCTGGCGCGGCTACTATATCACCGCCTACGGAATCGCCGTTAAGCACGGATTCAAGGGCACGGAGGCGGAGTGGCTGGAGACGTTGAAGGGCGACAAGGTGCAGCTCCGCTACAACGAGGACACCAAGACTCTGGAATGGAAATATGAGGACGCGGACGAATGGCTCGAACTCATGGATATCAATGCGCTCCAGGGAGAGGTCGTCACAGAGGTGCTCGAACAGGCTACCGCCGCAAAGGAGGCGGCGGAAACAGCACAGGCGGGTGCGGAAGCGGCGCAGGAGGCCGCCGAGTCGGCCCGGACGGGTGCGGAAACCGCCGCGGCCTCTGCGGCTGAGCAGGCGGCAGCCGCCGGAAAAAGCGCCGCGGCTGCGGCGCAGGATGCGCAGAACGCCGCAGCCGCGAAGACGGGAGCGGAGAGCGCGAGAGACGACGCAGAGGCAGCAAAGAGCGAAGCGCAGGAATCGGCGGCTTCTGCCCAGGAGAGCGCCGCCACGGCGCGGCAGGAAGCAGGGAAGGCCGGGGACAGCGCTGCGGCGGCGGCTGGCAGCGCAGAAGATGCGGCGAAAAGCGCGGAGGCAGCGGAAGCTGCTCAAAAGGCGGTATCGGATTCGGCCACAGCGGCAGAAGCCGCGCGCAAGGCGGCAGAGGCGGCCGCGGCCCAGGCGGCCGGAGATGCGGATGCCGCAGAGGAAAGCGCATCGGCCGCAGCGGGCAGCGCATCCACGGCGTCCCAAAAGGCGGAAGATGCGGGCGCGAGCGCGGCAGCGGCGGCGGGAAGTGCATCCCAGGCTTCCGAAAGCGCGGCCCAGGCAGGCGAGAGCGCAGAGGGGGCGGCGGCCTCCAGAGACGCCGCGGTTATGGCCCAGGGCAAGGCGGAGACTGCACGGACGGCGGCGGAATCCGCAAAGACAGCCGCAGAGGCGGCGAGAGATTCCGCGGTCACGGCTTCGGAGACGGCGGTGAGTGCGAAGGAAACCGCAGTCAGCGCCAAGAACGGCGCAGAGGCGGCGGCTGGAAATGCAAGTGATTCCGCCGGAGAGGCTGCGGCCAGCGCGGAGCTGGCCGGGCAAAAGGCTGCCGCAGCGGAGAAGAGCGCGGAAGCGGCTGCCGCCAGCGCCGCGTCCATCGGTCAGGCGGAGGAAAATGCCGCGGCATCCGCCACGGAGGCGGAGAGCTGGGCGGTGGGCGGAACCGGAACGCGGGAAGGGGAGGACACCAACAACGCCAAATACTGGTCTGCACGGGCCCAGGACGCGGCGGGCGGCGGGGTGACCTCCTTCAACAACCGGACAGGAGCGGTGAAACCGGCCAAGGGAGATTACACCGCCAACCTGGTTACCTTCACCGACGGACAGACCTTCCAGGAGAAGTATGAATCCGGAGAGCTGACAGGCCCCGCCGGAGCAGACGGCGCGCCAGGTTCCCCCGGCCCAGCCGGGGCACCGGGTGAACAGGGCCCTCCGGGTAAGGACGGGGCGCAGGGGCCTGCTGGCCCGGCTGGCCCCACGGGCCCCCAGGGGCCCAAAGGTGATCCCGGAGAGGCCGGGGCGGATGGAGCACAAGGCCCCCAGGGCCCGGAAGGGCCTGCTGGGCCGACCGGCCCGAAGGGGGACCCGGGACAAGATGGGCCCGCTGGCCCGGCCGGAGCAGATGGGGCACCCGGTAAGGATGCAACAATAAACGGTGTAAACGCTCTGACCATTCAGGGCGGCACACGGGTGAAAGCGACTCAACAGGGAAACACTCTGACATTGGATACACCGGACGCCGTCACTGTTCCCGGCGGCGGCACGATGCAGATGGGGGAGAGCCTGGGCAACGGCCCCTACACCATCGAAGTAACCGAAGACGGAGAGGGCGGCGACCTCTCCGCCGAACAGGTGGGCTACAACAATGAGGGAACCGGCTTGACGGCGACAAACGTCCAGGATGCGGTCACAGAGCTTTTTACGTCTGTCAGTGAGGGCAAAGCTGCCATTGCCGCCGCGATCACTGACAAGGGAGTAGCAACTGCGGCGGACGCCACGTTCCAGCAGATGGCGGAGAAGATCGGGGAGATTCAGAGTACGCCGGAATATGAACTGGTTGAGGTCTCAACTTCCGGTGCGAATACACAATTTATCACCTTAAAAGATGGTGCTCTGCTTGCGACATTTGATAGGGATTCCACGGTTCAGATTGTTAAAGGTACGATTTTTACCTTTGCTTACAATATATCATCGCCGTCGATAACGGGCGACCTAAAAAACCTGGGCGTGGATACAAGAGGATACCCCATGATAAAAGTAAACGGGGCAGGGAGCATTAAAATAGGAGGAGGGGGAAGTAACTGAAAATTTGGCCTATGCGCCTAAACTTTTCCTTCAAGCCTGGACGGCGCTTCCAGAGGCTTCCCAGTGCGCCAGCACGAGGAACCGAATCAAATAAGACCCGGTATGACAATACGAGAGGAGCATTATCGTGGACGTCATCAACTGGAGCGACCTCACAATTACCATCGAAGGGATGTATTCATAATGGCTGTGATTGTCAATGGCAAAAAAGTAGCCGGGCTTGGTCAGCCCGGCAAGGACGGCGCGCCTGGTAAGTCCGCCTATCAGGCGGCAAAAGAGAAAGGATATACCGGAACCGAAGAGGAGTTTAACACCGCTCTGGCTGGTATGCAAAGTGCTCCATTCCTGCCGCTGAGCGGAGGGACAATTGAGGGCGTTCTCGAAATTAGATCAGGAATTAAATTTGGATATGGCGGCGATTCGATAAAACTATCTCCCACATCTGCAAGTCGGCTTGAATTGGTGGCTAATGCTTCCGGCGGGTCAAGTGGCGGCTCGGTTGGCGGAACAGTTGAGCTGATAGGGTTGTCCGCGCCAACGGCATCCAATAGTGCCGCTAATAAGCAGTACGTGGATGAGCGCGCGGGGGCGAGGGTTGTCACGGGGACCTATGTGGGAACAAATAAAAACGCACTGAATATAAATTTCCCATTTAGTCCTCTTTCTGTTTTTATTTTTCAGCTAAATTATGTTGGTGGTATAGACGAATATTTCTCGGTAGTTGCTCCAGAATCTGACTCTTTATACTTCTTTGATGGATCTAGTGGATCACGTTTAATTGTATCTTGGAGTGGAAATAGACTTACTATATATACCACTAACGGGACTTTTAACAGAACTAAAGCAAAATACAAATATATCGCATTTGGTTAAAAAGGGGTAGAAAGTATGACAATCATCCAAATTGACCCGCTGGAAACCGGCCAGCACCCGATCCAGAGCCAGAGCGGGCGGCGCGCCTGCTGGCTGGAGGGCTACATAGAGGTGCCCGCCCACCTCCATGACGCGGTGTGGGCGACCTATGGCTGGTGTGACCTCCAGATTGAGGAGGGCAGGCTGGTGGGTATCACGCCTACTGAGCGGCCTCCAGAGCCGGAGCCGGAGCCCCAACCGCCCACCGCAGAGGACATCACTCTGGACATGCTGGCCGAGCACGAGGAACGACTTTGTATGTTGGAAATCACCACCAATGCTGTTTGAAGAAGGGGAAGGACATGAACACGGTATTTAATCTCTGCAAGCTGCTTATTGACCGGGGCCGCACCGACGGCCTCCAGGACAAGATGGATGTCTATCTCGCCGCCGACCGGCTCACCCCGGAGGAGTACCAGGAGCTGGCCGGGCTACTGGCCCCGGAACAGTAATCAACAGCGGGATCGCTGGATAAAAGGATGTGAATCAAATGAGTAAGATCATTACATATGTCCCACTCTCGTCCGTGGAGCGGATTGAGCTGAGAGTCACCAACTGCCGCAAGACGCTCTCTCAGGTCAAGGCTGAAACAAAGGCCCATTACGTGCTCAATGGCGGCATGTGGAACCCAGACGGCACCCCCTGCCCGCTGCTCAAGGTGGGTGGGGTAATGCGCTCCGGCACGCCCTGGAGGGCGATGGGCTACGCCTGGGATAAGGGCCCCGACATCCACATGACCTCCGAGTACGGGGGAGCGGCCAACTTTATCGCTGTGACCGCCCTCGTTACCTCCGGTAAGCCGGTGGATAAGCCCTCCTACGGATCAGCCCAGGGAGGCAAGAGGGGGCGCAGCGCTATCGGCCTGCGCGGTGGCAGTCTGGCCCTCTACTGCTCATCGGACGGCACCGACGCAGCAACGCCGGAGGCGCTGCGGGACGAGCTGGCCGGGCTGGGCTGGGCCTCCGCCGTTATGCTGGATGGGGGTGGCTCCAGCCAGTGTGACTTTGGCGGAGAGCGCATCACCGCCAGCCGCAAGGTGCATAACTGGATTTGCGTGTATCTCAAGCAGGCGGAGCAGACACCGCCGGAAGAGGAGGACAAGCCTATGAGCAAGCACACTGTATGCCTAGACCCTGGGCACGGTCCGGGCAACGTCAACGGCTCCCCGGATGGCACCTACAAAGAATGGGAGTTTACGTGGGATATGGCCCAACGCATCAAGCCGTTGCTGGAGGCCCAGGGGGTGGGTGTGGTGCTCACCAAGACAGCGGACAACTACCCCAGCCTCACGGAGCGGGCCAACATCAGCAACAAAGCAAAGCCGGACTGCTTTGTGAGCATCCACACCAACGCCGCCGGGGAGGGGGGCTGGTCGAGCGCGTCCGGGCTGGAGATCTACACCAGCGCCGGGCCCATGACGGCACAGCGCAATGTGCTGGCCTCCAAATTGGTCAACGCCTTCCATGTTGCCGGGGTGGCCCTGCGGAGCGAACCGATCAAGCACGAGATGTATACCGTGCTTGCCAAGACGGACGCTCCCGCCTGCCTGATTGAGTACGGCTTCCATACCAACAAGATGGACACGGAGTATCTCAAGGATAGCAAGTACCGGGACAAGCTGGCCGAGGCCACCGCAAAGGGCATCTGTGAGTTCCTGGGCGTGGCGTGGCAAGCCGAACCGGGAGAGGACAACGCGGAGGACACCCCGGACGTTTGGGCCACTGAGGCGTGGGAAAAGACCAAGGACAAGGGCGTACTGGACGGCACCCGGCCTCGCGATAATATGACCCGGCAGGAGCTGGCTGTGGTGCTGGCACGACTGGGACTTTTGGACTAAGAAAGGATTGGAATATGAAAAAGTTGTTTATTTCTCAGCCCATGCGGGGCAAAACCGACGATGAAATTCTGGCAGAGCGGAGCAACGCTATTCAGGCGGCGAAGGACAGCCTTGGAGAGCCTGTCGAGGTCATTGACAGTTTTTTCGGCACATCAGATATGAGCCATGCGCTGGAATACCTGGGTGAAAGCCTGAAGTTGCTGGCTACTGCTGACGTGGCTTATTTCGCTCCCGGCTGGAGTGAAGCGAGGGGCTGTAAGATCGAGAACCTTTGTGCCAAAGAGTACGGCATCCACACCATTGAAGCATAGGAGGGTTTGATTTATGGACATTTCTTCTTTGGGCATCACCGGAGTGGCGGTCATCACTGTTATCTGCTTCCTGGTCGGCCAGGTGGTCAAGGCTACCGGCCTGGACAACAAGTGGATTCCCATCATCTGCGGTGCGTTTGGCGCGGCGCTTGGCATCCTCGGCATGTTCATCATGCCTGAGTTCCCGGCCAGTGATTACCTAACAGCCGCCGCTGTTGGCATTGTGAGCGGCCTTGCGGCCACTGGTATCAATCAGGTTTATAAGCAGATGACTAAGGAGGGCTGATGCCCATGGAGTGGGTTGGCCCACTGATTTCCGGCGCGGCTTTGGTCTTGGTGGCGATTATCGAGGCCGTCGCCGCGCGGGAGCGGAAACGCATCAAAGCGGACAATCAGAAGAGCGATGCCCTTATGAATGGGGTACAGGCTCTGCTAAGACGTGAAATCATTGCCGAGTACAACCACTACTCGGAACAGCGCTATATCCCGATCTACGGTATGGAGAACGTGCTGGACATGTACAACGCCTACAAGGCATTGGGCGGGAATGGGATGGCGGCAAAACTGGTGGAGGCCCTGAAACAACTGCCCACAGAGCCGCCGGATAGAACGGAGGGTGGTTCAAATGCCGAGTAATCTGCTGAATGCTGACACCGGGTTCCCGGATTTAATGGGGAACCAGAGCACGGATGAGAAGTTCCGCATGGTGAGCGATTACCTCTACATGCTGCTGGAGCAGCTTCGCTACTCAATGGCGAATCTTGGGCGGGAAAACTTCAACGACACCGCCTTTCAGGAGATTGCGGGCCTGATTACGGAGCCGGTTTATATCCAGCTCAAGGACGTGGAGGGAAACCTGTCCTCTCTGACGGTGACCGCGGAGCAGTTGATTTCCCGCATGACGGATGCGGAGGGAAACATTTCGGTTCTACAGCAAACCTCCACCAGTTTGACCAGCCAGGTGAGCGACCTGGAGGGGAACGTCTCCACATTGCAGCAGTCGTCCAAGGCGCTGGAGGTGCGGTTGACAAACGCGGAGGGGGACCTGTCCCGCATCACGGTAACCGTGAACGGCATCACACAGTCGGTCAGCGACCTTGAGACCGGTCTAAGCCAAACCCTGCGCATCGCCCCAAATGGGGTGACCATCACAAACGCGGCGGGGGACACCCTCACCATCGACGGCGGGCAGATTGACGCCACAAACCTGAACCTGTCCGGGCATATCACATTCAACGACTTCAGCTCCCGGTTGCAGAACGACTTCGATCATGTGGAGCAGACCGCGCAGGATGCCTATGATATCGCCGACAAAAACCGGCTGCCCAATTACATCAAATCGACTTACATTGATTCCACGGAGATCCGAAGCCCCACCATCAAGGCCAATGAGTTCAGCGTATACCCGCAGGCGGCGGGCGGCGGCAGCTTCAATATGTATGGTCAGTATAACGGTAGTCTATACCACATGCTGGAGATTTCCTATTTCGCAGGCAGCGCCCCATCCGTCGATTTCTCCTCCCCTGCGGGCGCTTTGGCGACGTGGGATTTTCTGTCCACCACTGTACGCGGCAGCGTCGATTTCAGCAACGCAAATGTGTACGGGCTGGACGTGGAAGCCGTGTTCGCATAGGAGGCGGAAGTATGGCAAGTTTGAGTCTGAGCGGCGGTGAGGAAGAGTTTGGCTGGAGGATTACGGGGCTGGGCTCTGCCTTTAACCAGGCCAACGGCTATGTGGAGGCTGGCATCACAAAGTATCAGTTTACGCACTCATCCAGCAGTATTTCAGGTGTAGTGGACAGTGTGCGGGCCCCCGCCTCCGGGGGCTCCACCTCCACAACCCGGCGGTGGGTGGGCTACGACCCTGGTACCTACGATTTTTGGGGCTACACGCGGGTTAAGGATGGAACGTACTGGCCGGCCGGTTCCGGTACGGTTACGGTGGAAAGCCCGGCGGCGCAGAGGCCGGACGACTGGGACTGGTCTTCTGTGATCCAGGCCGGGCGTCCGGTGCGGATCTCCGCCTATGAGTGGAACCAGTTCTGCAACCGAATCAACGATTTCCGACTTTATGTGGGACTACCGGAGTACGGGGCCTTTGAACGGGCCTATTCCGGAGATCCGATTACCGCTGAAATCGTGGAGCACGCGGTCTACGCGATCCGGGCGATGGACCCGCCCGTTTCTACCCCCCGCGCCCCGGCCAGGGGCGACCTGATGCGGGCGAGCATTTTCCTGGATCTGATGGACTCTCTCAATTCAATTTGACTAAGGAGGCACAAGTATGAACGACGCGCGGAACGAAATCAATAACGCCTACAATTTGCTGGCGGCCCTTCCGGTGCGGGGCGACGCGGTGGACGTGGTCGCGGCCTGCCGGATGGCGCTGCGCCGGGCCCTGGAGCTGATGGCTTCCCAGCAGTCCGGCGATACGGAGCCCGGCGGGGACGCGAAGGAGGAGTGAGCATGCTCCCGGATATGGTACACGCCGACGGCATCCGCAAGTATGGGCAGACCCGCTTCGGAGGCTATGACCACCGGCTGGCCGCCGGAGACGGGACGCTTTGGGACATGAAGAACCTGACCAGCGACCTCGCCCCGCTGCTCTCCGCACGGCGGCCCCGGTATCTGGTGGAGACCCTGGCAAAACCCAACGGCCTGTATGCAAAGGACGGGCTGTACTGGGTGGACGGCACGGGCTTCTACGCCGGGGGAGAGAAAAAGGGCGACGTTGCGGACGGGCGCAAGCAGTTTGCCGCCCTGGGGTCCTACATCATCATCCTGCCCGACAAGGCGTATTACGACCGCCTGACGGGGGAGTTCGGCAGCCTGGAGGCGGGCTGGAGCGGGAGCGCGAAAATTCAGGACGGCACCTACGCGGAGGAGGAGGCCGAGGCCAACACCATCTACGCCTCCGGGGCCGACTGGGATTCCATCTTCAAGGTGGGGGACGCGGTGACCATATCCGGGGCAAAGACCCACGAGAGCAACAACCAGACCATTGTCATCCGGGAGATTGATGGGGACAATCTGCGGTTCTATGAAAACTCCTTCACCATCAACAAGGGCGGCGACACGGAGGAGCTGACGGTCAGGCGGGAGGTGCCCGAGCTGGACTTCCTGTGCGAGAACGAGAACCGCCTGTGGGGCTGCAAGGGCGACACCATCTACGCCTCCAAGCTGGGCGACCCTTTCAACTGGAATGTGTTCGACGGGGTGAGCACCGATTCCTATGCGGTGGACGTGGGCAGCGCCGGGGACTTTACTGGATGCTTTGCCTACCGGGGCTACCCGGTGTTCTTCAAGGAGGAACAGATCTACAAGGTCTACGGGGACAAGCCCAGCAACTTCCAAGTGATGAGCAGCGCGTCCCTGGGGGTGGAGGCGGGCAGCCACGCCAGTCTCGCCATTGCAGGGGAGACGCTGTACTATCTGAGCCGGGTGGGGGTGGTGGCCTACTCCGGCGGTATCCCGCAGAGCGTCGCCGCCCCCTTCGGGACAGACCGCTACCGCAACGGCGTGGCGGGCAGCGACGGGGTGAAGTATTACGTCTCCCTGGAGGACAGCACAGGCGGGCACACCCTCTTTGTCTACGACACCCAAAAAGGCGTGTGGCACAAGGAGGACAGTCTGGAGGCCGTTGGCTTCGGGTGGGACACGGAGCTGTACTTCCTGGGGGCGGACGGCAGGCTGTGGCTCAACGGAAATACCCGCACCGTGCCGGAGGACGCCGCACCAGAGGGCGCGGTGGAGAGCATGGCGGAGTTTGCCGACTTCACCGAGGGCGACGCCAACAAGAAGGGCACCGCCAAGCTCCAGGTACGCATGGAGCTGGACGCCGGGGCGTCGGTCAAAATCGAAATGCAGTTTGACAGCGACGGGGAGTGGCGGGAGGTGACCACCCTCTCCGCCACGGTGAAGCGGAGCTTCTACCTGCCCATCATCCCCCGCAGAAGCGACCACTTCCGCATCCGCTTTTCCGGCACCGGCGGGTGGCGGCTCTATTCCCTGGTGCGGGAGAGCTATTCCGGCAGCGAGCTCAAGAGCAGGCCGGGGCGGCAATAAAGAAGCGCGGAGCGCCCGGGAGCAGGGCAACAGCGAGACCCGTAGACGAAAAAGCAGTTGCGCCGCAGGCGCAAGGTGTTTTTCGCGGAGGGGCGAACAGTTGCCCGTCGCGGAGGGCGCACAGCGTGACAGCCAAGAAAGGAGAACCCTATGGCAAAAAGCAGATATACCTATGACCAGTTCCGGAAGTCGGCGCAGGACAGCGGGCTTTGGGGCCAGTTCTCCCAGGCCGACCTCTCGATGGCCCAGCAGAACCCGGATTTCGGCATGTCCATCCTGAAAACCAAGCAGGACTACCGGAACGCCACCACCGACGAAGCGAGGGCTGCGGCCCACCGGCAGGCGGACGCCCTGCGCAGCTCCTGGGGTGGATACACCGGGGGCGGGAATGGCGGCAGCTTTGTCCTTGACCCCATGTCGCCCCGGAACTTCGAGTATGAGGCGGCCCCCACCTATGAAAGCCGCTATGACGACACCATACAGGATTTGATCGCGGGGCTTCTGGACCGGCCGGACTTCTCCTACGACCCGGCCACCGACCCCCTCTACCAGAACTACCGCAAGCAGTATACCAGGGAGGGCCAGCGGGCCACGGCGGACGCCCTGGGCGCGGCGGCCGCCGCCTCCGGAGGAATCCCCTCCTCCTATGCCAACGCCGCCGCCAACCAGGCGTCCAACTACTACGCGGCCCAGCTAACAGACAAGATTCCCGACCTCTACCAACTGGCCTACAACCAGTATCTGAACGACTACAACATGGATTTGAGCAACCTGGGGGTTGTCCAGGGGGCGGAACAGAGCGACTACGACAAATACCTTAACCAGCTCAACCAGTACAACACCGACCGCAATTTCAGCTACGGGCAGTTCCTGGACGAGTTGGACGCGCAAAATCTGAGGCGGGAGAATGAACTGAACAACGCCATTCTGGCGGGTCAGTACGGGGATTACTCCTACCTCAATAACATGGGCATCAACACGGACAACAACCCAACGGCCCTCCAGCAGCAGGCAGAGCTGCAGGCGCTGGCACAGGCGCAGGTTGACAACATCCTGCAAACTGGAAATATGCCCAGTGCTGCGCTTCTACAGCAGGCCGGATACTCCCAGGAATACGCCAACTATTTGAGCCAGTATTACCGGCAGCAACTTTCCGCCAGTAATACCGTTGGAGGTGGAGCCGGCCGCAGAAGTTCTGGAGGGAACAGCGGGAACGGAGGCACAAAAGAAGGAAAGCCGATCAACGACGACAAAAGAACGGAGACCGGCGGAATAGACCAAGCCGCTATTGATGCGGCCATCAATGCGGCAGTTGATATTTCCAACAAGATATCCGGAAAGAGTTCAGCGGGCGAAAGCGAATGGGGGCCCGGTTACTCAACAGCGGTGCAAACTGGCACCGTGAAAGGAAGCGAGTGGGACGCGGTAAAGCACAATCTGCTGCTGAACCTGCGTTCAGGGAATTTTGAGGCCGCAGAGCGGTATATGGATCAGATTGCGGGCGGGCTGAGCGAGGCGCAGTTCAATGAACTGGCGGAGCTCATGCGTCCCTATGGATACAATATCGGGTAACAGGAGGCACAGACATGGCCAACGCATGGGAACGCTATAAAGCAAGCCAGGCATATCAGGAGAACGAGGCCGAACGGCGAGCGCTTTCGCTGACATTGGCGGTTCGGCATCAGGCGCTCCAACAGACTGGAGAGGAAGTGGATGCACAACTGGCTTCCCAGCAGAAGGGCGGCGGTTTCTCTGGAAATGGTGCGGGTCGTGCTCCGGCGCAGCGGACGGTAAAATCCGCGCCGCCCGCCGCGCTGCCTGAGAGCAAGGGAAAGAGGCTTGCGCTTCCAACTGTTGAGCAAAGAACAAATCCGTTGACTACTCCGGCCAAAAGCGGATTTTTTGAAGGACTCAGTATTTTGCCTTCTTCTCCAGATGAACTCATTAGCCCATATGCATGGGGACGGGCTGGTACGGCTCTTTTAGGGGCGGCAGAAGGGGTTACAGACTTCATCGGCAGTGGCTTCTATAAGGGAGTACAGGGGATTAGTTCTCTTGGTGGCCTGGCTCCCAACTCGGTATCAGAGTGGGCCGGGCGAAACGCCGATGCTTTTTTAAATAATAGTATAACGCAAGACCTGGAGCAGAAACTGGTGGAGAAGTACCATCCCAGCCAGGGTGCGCAGAACGTGACGGGCATCGGGCAGACCGTAGTGCAGATGCTCCCAGGCATTGGCGCGTCCAAGATCGTGTCCGCCGCGGGGAAGGGGCTCAACGCCGCCCAGGCGATTTCCCGCGGGGAGAACGTGGGCCGGGCGCTATTTGGCATCCAGGCGGCGGGCAACGCGGCCAGCCAGGCCAAAGCGGAGGGGGCGGACACCGGGCAGGCGCTGGCCTTTGGCGCGGCCTCCGGGGCCCTGGAGACAGCCATTGAGGGCATCGCGGGCGGTATTCCCGGCCTGGGCGGCGGCAAGGTGGGGAAGATTGCCGAGGCGGTCAAGGCAAGCCCCCTGGTCAGCCGGGCCCTGGATATCGCGGGTGAGGGCGGCGAGGAGGCGCTTTCCACCGTCCTCACACCCTATTTGCAGCGGGCCATTTATGACCCGGACGCCCCCAACGCCACGCCGGAGGAGATTGCGCAGAGCGCGCTCATGGGCGCGGTGGCCGCCGGAGTGCTCCAAGGCGGCCTGGAGCTTCCGGGGGCGATTTCCAATGCGGCGTCCGACATCAGAACCACCCGGAGGGCTATCGGGAGCAACGAGGACATTGCCCGGAGAGCCACCGCCAATATCCAGGCGGGTCAGAACATGGCCCGGTACTCCAGCGGAAATCCGCTGGCGGCAATGCTCCCCACCGGGGAAGAGGCGCTGGCCGGAAAGCGGGCCTATTTGCCCGGCTCACCCGTCTACCAGCGCAGCACCGTTGACAATTCAGCCGGGGCGGGCTATGATGGAGGCACACAAAATATTCGGACAGGAGGCGTGAATGATGGCGGAAGAGAAACGGCAGCTCCCGAACTTCAAGGAGTTTATGCAGCAGATGTACGGGGCGGAGATCAGAGAACTTACACCGGAGGAGAAGGAGCATCTTCACAAACTGATGGAGGAAAGAGCCAAGAAACATCTGAATGGGCAAAGGGACACCTGATTGAAACTCCAACACCGGCGGCCAGACGAGTGCTATCCTCTGCGAAGCAGTATGCTCCGGATGTGTTTGTTGTAGATGACGCTACAATAAAATCCAAAAACCCGAGTGCATGGGCGCTTACAAGCGGCGGAAAAATCTATATTTCAGATGCGGTTCCCGAAAATCTGGCAGATGTGATTGGATATCACGAATCGGTTGACGCCTTGAAGCAGCGCGGTAGTCAGCAGTACAACAGCTTTATGAATCAAATTGGAGAGCGGCTGAATTACGGGGAAGATGCGGATCAAGTCCTTGGAATTATCCTCCAAAGCAGACTCAAAGGAAAGAGTATTCTGGATTTGACGATGGATGAACTGGACACCGCATACGATGAACTGAACGCGGTTATTTGGGGCTACCATAAGGCAGACCCGGAGAACGCCCGTGCGCAGTTTTCCGGGGCGTTCCAGGATTACGATGCGTACATCCAAGAGCTGGATACCATCATGGAAGGTGCGAGGCATCCAGTGGAGAACCAGACTGGCGTCGGGCCGGCCCAGGCGCAGGGCCCGGAGAGCTCGGTGGGGGCGGCGCCAGATGTCTATGACTTGCTGGGTTCAGGCAGCGCGAATCTTCCTGAAAACGCGGTCGGCGCCAATAAAGCAGGCCCGTGGGCATTGTTCCAAGCATCCAGAAGCGAGTTCTTCCCCGAGGGGGCCAACGCGGCCCGGCCGGTGGACGTTCCCACCACAGACCCCCAGGGCCGCCGTATCCGCAAGACCGCCTCCACCGCCATGGGTGCAAAGGCCATCCCCGACGAGGTGGTGGGGGACATCCAGAACATGGTGCTGCGCGGGGAGCTGTCCTATAACCGCCGGAGTGACCGGGCATCCATTGACCGGGCGGTGCGGACGATTGAGGAGAAGGGCTATCAAAGGGCGCTGGAGGAGTTTTCTGCCCAGGTACGCAAGGGCGTCGTGTCCAAAGACATCGCTACCCTGGGCCAGCAGCTTCTCATCAACGCCGCCAACGCGGGAGACGGGAAGGCCACGGCGGAGCTGCTTTCCCTCTACGCACAGATGGAGACCACCGCCGGGCAGGCGGTACAGGCGGCCTCCATCCTGCGCAAGCTGGCCCCCAGTGACCAGCTCTACGCCGCCAAGCGCGTGGTGAGCGAGCTGGAAAAGACCATCCAGAAAAACTACAAGGATTTGGAGATCACCATTGACCCGTCGTTGATTGAGGAGTTCAACCAGCAGACCGACCAGGCGGGCCGGGACGCGGTGCTGGACAAAATCTATCAGAACGTGGCTGACCAGGTGCCCGCCAAATGGAAGGATAAGTGGAACGCCTGGCGGTATATGGCGATGCTCTTTAACCCAAGGACGCACATCCGAAACATCGTGGGCAACGTCGGATTCCAGCCATTGCGCTGGACAAAGGACCGGGTGGCAGCAACCATTGAGGCGGGGGTCTCTAAAATCAGCGGCGGAAGGCTGGGACGCACCAAGTCGTTCGCGGCCAATCCCGCGCTCTATAAGGCGGCGTGGGCCGATTGGTCAAACGTGCGGGACGTGCTTTCCGGGAACAAGTATGACGACATTCGAACGGAAATCAACAGCCGCCGCCGTATTTTCCGCACCGCCCCTCTAGAGGCGGGCCGCAAGATAAACTCCTGGGCCCTGGAGGCGGAGGACGCCATTTTCAAACGTATCACCTACGCCGACGCTTTGGCCGGCTATCTCCAGTCCAACGGCGTAACGGCGGAGCAGATGCGGAATAACACGGTGGACGCGCAGATTCTCAGCCGGGCGCGGGACTACGCGGGGCGGGAGGCACTGAAGGCCACCTATCAGGATCGGAACAAGGTGTCGGACAAGGTGGTGCAGATCGCCCGCGCCCTGGGGCCCGCCGGTGAGGCCGTCCTGCCCTTCAAGCGCACCCCGGCCAATATCCTGGTGCGGGGCATGGAGTACAGCCCGGCTGGGCTGGCAAAGGCCCTGATCTACGATCTGATACAGGTAAAGCGCGGCAAGCTGACGGGAGCAGAGGCCATCGACCACATCGCCTCCGGACTCACCGGTTCGGGGCTCATGGCGCTGGGCTCGTACCTGTTCGCCCAGGGGATTGTCACCAGCGGCGGCGGGGACGACGAAGGGCAGGACGCACTCAACAACCTGACGGGCGTTCAGAATTACGCGCTGAACCTGCCCGGCGGCGGGAATATCACACTGGACTGGCTGGCCCCGGAGGCCCTGCCCTTCTTCATGGGCGTGGAGCTGATGGACTCCATGGGACAGGGAGGAAACACGGCGGAGAGCATTTCCACCGCCCTGAAGTCCATCTCCGACCCAATGCTGGAACTGTCCATGCTCCAGTCCCTCAACGATGTAATTGACAGTGTTTCTTTCTCGGAGAACAAGCTAGGAGCGCTGGTCTCCTCCGCGCTGGTCAGCTACTTCACGCAGCCAATTCCCACCTTTGGCGGACAGATTGAGCGCTCCGCCGAGGACGTGCGCATGACCACCTACACCGACAAGAACCTGCGGCTGCCCACCGATCTCCAGTATGCCATTGGCCGGGTCAGCGCCAGGATACCCGGATGGGACTACCAGCAGATGCCCTACATCGACGCATGGGGCAGGGAGGACAGCAGCGGTCCCCTCTGGCTGCGCATGGCAAACAATTTCCTCAATCCGGCCTACACCTCCAACAAGCAGGTGACGCCGGTGGACGAGGAGATACAGCGGATTTATGACCAGACAGGAGATGCCTCAGTGGTTCCCCAGCGTCCGGAACGCTACATCACCGTAGACGGGGAGCGGATTGACCTGAGCAAGGAGAAATACGAGCAGTACGCCACCAAGCGGGGGCAGATGCAGTTTGAAATGCTGGGGAACATCATAGACAACCCGACGTACCGGAGCATGAGCGATACCGATAAGGCGTTTGTCATTGACAGCGTTTATGAGTATGCGGACAAGGCCACAAAGTCTGAGATCAGCAGCTACAGGCTGGACGGCTGGGTAAAGACAGCGGCGCACAGCGACCTATCCCCGGAGGACTATATCCTGTTCCGGGCCGCCATCACAGACATTGAGGGAGAAGACCGAAAAGACCGGATTATGTCCGTCATAGACCGCATGAACGTGAGCGATGAAGTGAAGGACGACTATTACTACGCCGCGGGTTACAAGGAGTCGACCATCGACGACGCGCCGTGGCATAGCCGGTGGTAAATATGGCAAAGGCTTTGATTCGGTTCCCCGGAAGGCTGGAGGATCTGACCACCACCGAAATGAAGCACTCCATCCGCGAGGCCAACCTGGGAAAAGACGACACACGGATTGCGGAGCTCTATCTGCTGGAGCGAAAGCCGCAGATTGATGTTGCCGACTGCTGCGAAATCGACCGGAAAACGATTCACCGCCACATGCCTTTTATCTGTGAAAAAGTGGAGTTCACGGCCTCAAAGCTGGGCTTCCTCCAAAAAGGTACATAACGCCCCATAACTTCCGCTGGGATGTCCCCCGGCGGAAGTTTTTTTGTGCGACAATATAGGCAAGGAGGACGTGAGGATACAGGGTTGGTACACGTCGCCGCCCTCCTCACGGACTCCTTATTTTTATGGACAAGGACGTGTTGGATATGACTTTAATCGAGAGGATGGTAGCCGCTGGGATGTCCCGCGAGTGCGCCGCCGAAACGGCGGTCTGGTACATGGCGCAGTGGGATGACGAGGGCCTGGAGGCATACGTGACAGCATTAGAGGGAAAACATGGGATTCATTC